AACCTGATATCCTATGCAAATCAATGAGTTAGCAGATTTCACCTACCTGCTAACCACTAGCTATGTACCGCTTGACCGCCGTGCCTTTGAAGCGATGCTTGGTCTCGACCACCTTCGCCTGACCAGCCTTCACCATCTCGTCGAGGGCCTTCTCGATGTCGCTCTTGCGGTTCTTGCGCAGGCGATTGCAGATCACGCCCAGCGTCTCGCCGTCGTCGCCGCTGATCAGGTTCATGATCTTGGCCATCAGGGCCATGCCCGGCGCGTCCTTCACGCGCTCGTTGGCCGTTACCACGCGCATCTTCTCTTCGACGTCGCGGCGCACCAAGGCATAGGCCCAGAGCACATGCTCTTCCGTCCTGAGACCGTGCGGGGCTGCGAGGATCAGTGACACCTTGGCGATCTGCTCATAGGCGCGCATCGGCAGCGCTTCGAGACCCGTGATCGACTTGTGCTCGTCTGCCACCTGATCGAAGCGCCGGCGGATCCTCTTGAGGATCTCCTTGGCGCCTGCCTCGGTCGGGATCTTGATGCGATCGTCATACAGCTCAATCCGGTTGGGGGCGGTCATGTCATAGCTGCCGCCCATGTAGAGGGCCTCAAGCGTCGCACGCAGCGACTCAGGCATGGGGCGCTTCTCAAAGTCCTCCTTGAAGGGCGGCACGGTTTCGCGCTCGGTGAACAACAGGGAGCGGCCAATGAAGCCGTTGGTCGCGTTGTAGAAGTCCACCGTCTCTTCGAAGGTCTCAGGCGTTGTGAAGCCGATTAGGCTCAGGAAGGGCCGGTCGAGCCCGTTGTCGATCGTCATGATCTGATTGCGGATGGTGGCCATGCGTGCCTTGCCGAACTGACTGGCAGCGTCCGACTTCTCGAGCTGGATCAGCTCCTGCTTGAGAGCCTTGCGGACCTCTTCCTTCATGTCGCCTGTGAGCAGCATGAACCCGGCAGCCTTGGAATAGGCAGACATGAGCGTGCCGATGACACCGTCGAGATAGGACGCGCCCCCCTTGAGCTGTGCGTTTTTGACTTTCTTCAGAAAGATACCGATCTCATCCACTACGTAGAAAGCTGCCTGATGCCGGGTCAGGTTGCGCAGGATTTCCTGCTCAGACTTGATTGAGCCATGCGACGCAGGATGCACACGCGCTGCCCTGTGGATGGCTGCCATGGCCTGCTGGATGCTTTCCTTGCCTGTGCCTGACGCCGCCACGCAGAAGGTGAAGAGATTGGTCGTGACGCCGTTGATGTCGTCGGTGTAGCGCAGGCCCACAATGTTGCCGATCGCGGTCAGCGCGGCCGCGACTGCAAGGTGTTCACGCGGGCGGAAGCTTTGGTCTTCGATCCATGCAGCGACTTCGCCGACAAAGCCCGGCGGGCGCTTCAGGTCGATGTGTGAGATGTCGAGCGGGTCAACGGGAGGCGCGGGCACCTCAAACATGACTTCAGGCTCAAAGGTGACAGGCTGCGTCCAGCCAGCCTTCTCGGCAAAGTGTGTGAGCGTGCCGAGCGTGACCGGGTTGGCTGACTTGCCGAAGCTATGCCAGCGCTTGGAGAGGGCGTCGCGGCCGGGATATTTGCTGCCGCGAGCGGACCACTGGTCCCACACGTCAAAGGCTGTGCCGCCCGATGCATCATGGATGGCCATGCCGCACTTAACCCATGTGTCGTGGTCGGTGTCGGGGTCGATGGCCGCGACCATCTCGGCGAGATCTTTGTGCGACACGTCGAAGAAGTTGCCCTGCACCTCGGCCCGGTGGCGATCGGGCTTGCGCAGCAGGTTCACAAGATCAGCGGGCGCTGTGTCGATGTCGTCGATCGAACCATATGCGATTTCATAACGGCGCCCAGATGCGTGCAGCGAGCCGGGGCCGACCACGAAACCACTGCTTTTGAAGTCGATGCCGGGATAGTCGGGGTGCTTTTGGACAAGCGCCGTGCCTTCAGGAAGTTGGAAATAAAGGTGTTGACTTCCCCCACCGCTGCCGGTGTTCACGATCAGTCCCGCTTTTTCCACAGCAGGGAAATCGTTCTTGAGTCGTTCGTATGACGCCACGCCGCCGTTGCGGGCATCGACGTCGATCACGAGCAGACCATGCACCAGCACCCCATAGCCGGTGATGAACTGATCCGACATCTCCATCGTTTCGATCTGCTCTTGCGACCAGACGGGCGAATATTGCCAATTGGCCGAGCGCGGGTGCTTGCCACCCATGTTGCAGTCGGACTGGCCGCAGCCGCAGCCTTTTGGGCCCACTGGCCACAGACCAAAAATGCGGTATCCCGCCTCCCAAAACTCCCGATGAAATGTCATTTCCCGCCCCCGAACAGGTAATCTGCCAGTGTTTCCAGCGTCTCGATCGCCGGCTTTTTGTTCTTGCCGTTGGCGATGCTGCGAATCGTATTTTCGTGCAGCCCGATATTGCGAGCGACCTTGGCGAGGTTTCTATCAGCGAGCGCTTCGACCACTGACATGCGCAGACGCTCATATGCGTCCTTTAGCGCGCGTGTTTCTTTTCCCATATTTGACCTGTGGGGTTTGCTACATTTGGGATGTTGACAATGCCACACCACTAGGCGTAGGGTCAACCCGTTGAGAAGAGAAAGGAGATGCCAATGAGCATTCTTTCAACGGTCAGCAAACCCGCTGACCGCCCTGTGATCGTCACGCTGTGTGGCGATAGCGGCCTTGGTAAAACAACCTTGGCCTGCACGTTCCCCAAGCCCATCGTGATCCGCGCTGAAGACGGTTTGCAGGCGATCCCTGCAGACAAGCGTCCTGATGCGTTCCCGGTCTTGACCAGTCCCGATATGCTTTGGGAACAACTGAAAGCACTCATTCACGAAGAGCACACATACAAGACCTTGGTCGTTGATTCGGTCACGGCTCTTGAGCGCATGTTTGCTGCATACGTGGTTGAGAACGACCCCAAGAAGCCCAAGGGCATCCAACAGGCTCTGGGGGGTTATGGTGCAGGGCGCGATGCTGTCGCTGCCATGCATGCGCGTCTGCGCAAGGCCGCTGGCATCCTCGCTGAGAAGTGCGGGATGAACACGGTGTTTGTGGCGCATGCTGACACAAGCCGCATCGAGCCGCCGGATGATGATGCGTATATGCGCTACACTCTCCGCCTGCATGAAAAGTCGATGCCTGCCTATGTCGATGACGTCGATGTGGTTGGTTTCTTGAAACTCGAAACATTCACCACTGGTGAAGGCGAGCGCAAGAAGGCGATCTCTGACGGCACGCGCGTGCTTATCTGTCACGCAACTGCTGCGAACGTCTCGAAGAACCGTTTTGGCATCACTGAACCGATCACTGTTGAAATCGGCGTTAACCCCCTCACTGCACACATTGGAGCACTGTCATGAGCTTTTGGGATCTTGCAAACCTTCCTGAGAATGGTCACTTCGACATGGGCGGCGGCGACATGGAGCCGATCCCCGCAAACACCACTTGCCTTGCCAACATTGACGAGGCGAAGTGGGCAACTGATCGCGATGGCAACTCGCATATTGCGATCCGTTGGTCGATCCTTCAGCCGTCTGAATACAAGAACCGTAAGGTATTTCAGAAGCTGTGGGTGAATGGTGATCCCAAAGTTGATGACGCAGAGAAGAATGCCAACAAGGCCAAGAAGGCTAAGTTGATGCTTGCTGTGATTGACATGAACGCTGGTGGCAAGCTTCGCGCTGCTGGTGTTGATCCGACTGATGAGATGATGTCGAAGGTACTCACTGGTGTGCCGATGATGATCAAGATCATGCAGTGGTCGCAGCCTGATCGTGAGACGGGACAGACCCGTATCGGCAACTGGATTGGCGCTGTGTCGGCCCGCAACGGCTCGGCGCCTCCTCCTGCTGCCGGCAAGCCTGCAAAGACGGAAGCAACATCTGAAGTTCCGTTTTAATTGACGAGCTGTTCCTGAGCATGAACTGAAACTGCTCACTATCAAACTGACCAAACCAAGGAGACCAACATGACCCGCTATTCTAGTTCCCTGCATGCAGCTCTATTCCAAGCAGTGATGCGATATGTAAATGATGAGAAGATCGCGCATGTTCTTTCTCATGAATGCAGCGACATTCTTCATGTTTACATCCGCGAGCCTGCTATCCGCGACCAGTTCGCGATGGCGTGCGTGTCGTCTGGCAAGATAACTGGTGCCGCTTCAGAGGTTGCGCGGTTGGCATATGCATATGCCGACGCAATGATCAAAGCGCGGGAGGTGGAGCTATGAAATGGCAACCAATAGAGACCGCGCCCAAGGATGGGACTAGCATCATCGTGATGTATTTGCATTACGACACGCAGATTGTCCATGCAGCCTTTTGGATGCAAGCAGGCTTTGGTGATGAGCTAGAGGAAACTGGCTGGTGGACCTATGACTGGAGCGAGGTCAGCCGGTCAAAGATGGATGACCACTACACCCCAACACACTGGATGCCTTTGCCGGAGCCGCCAAATGTTTCACGTGAAACATCTGAGGGACCCAACGGTTCTACTGGAAAAACCCAGCCAGATGTGGCATAGTAAGGAGGTAGATGGGACCCGGACTCCCATGTGCCATAGATCAGCTCCATGATCAGAAAGCCTCGCCAGGGACACCCCCCTGCCGGGGCTTTTTCTTTGGCGGGGGCAAAGCCATAGGGACACTATAGGCCATACCCATAGAGGGACCCATACACCCGATAGATAGATAGATACTAACCGTCAGGGGACCCATAGGGGGGGTATGTTTCACGTGAAACACCGTATGGCCGTGCCAGCGCAACATTCCGATTGAGTGGAAATATTTGCGCATTTGCATGGAGTGGAAAGGGGACCCTGATACGGGGGGCCTCTCTGCCACAGCGGGGTACGGAGGGGGTGACGCGGGGTACCTTACTCCTGGCCTGCCTTGTCCCTGGCGGCGATCAGCAACTGGCGCAAGCTGTCACGCTGCGATGTGTCGAGCGCGCGCGCATCTAGCTGCAACGTGTTGTTGTTCACTGTTATGTTGGCACCGTCTAGCGTTGGCGGCTTATCAGCAAGGCGCAAGTTATACTTCCCTGCCATACGCATACGCGTATCAATTCGCATCTTGTCGCGTTGGATTGCGGCATGGTTCACTTGCGCTTCGCCTGTGGGATTGCCTTTGTCATCAGTTGGCGCGGGAATAATATCGCGCGAGTCATCATCAGCAATGCGCAGGCACTGATCTAGCAACACTGTGCCCTGATGCTCGCGCGCGCGCATATACCTTTCGCGGAAAGAGGGGTTCTTTTCTACATATCCCAACACAGTAGATGGCGCAGGCATATGGTCCGGCTCGCATATGGATTGCAGGCTTTGGCCATTGGCGAGTCTATCTAGAATCTCGTTCTCTAGTTTCTCGTTCCAATCTATTCGCTTCCTAGACCTATAGGCTTGTACCGCCTTATCGGCTTCGCTCTTTAGCCTATCCCATGCTAGGGACTCTTCGGCGGCTTGTAGCGCGTGGTATTCCACTAGCTTTG